GTAACAAAAGAAGTTATTATCGTGAAAAAGCTCTGAGTGAGCCTTCGTAAGTTGATCCTCTGTCACTCCAGTTCTGTCTAAATGTATTGGCTTGTTTAAATGAATGCCAATTAATCTATTCATTAAAAACGTAGCGTTCTCTTCTAATGGTATGTATCCAACTTTTTTATCTTGTTTTAAAATTGAATATACAATCTCTTTTGCTAATAGAGATTTACCTACTCCAGTACCACCAGTTAAAACCACTAATTCTTTTGGTCTAATACCATAAGTCATTTTGTTTAAACCCTCGTAAGGGTAATCAGCGATTGAAACTGGCGGAGGGGCTAAAACTAAATCTAATCCTTCTTGCGCGTTCAATATGTTTACTGGCCTATATGGCTTTGCTTGCCACATAGCTTTGATAACTTCTTCTCCTCTACCAGCTACTAACATTTCGTTAATATCTTTTAATTCAAAGGTTGCTATCTTAGCTTTTCCGTATGAGAATAATTCTGAACACTCATTAGCGGCCTCGATCCCAGCAGTATCTTGATCGAATAAAAATATAATCTCTTCAAAACTATCTAAATAGTTAAAACTTTTCTTTAATGCTTTTAAGGCTCCTGCGGTTCCGTTAGGAATTCCGACTACTGGGTATTTATGTTGGAACAATTGAGACAAACTCATTGTGTCAATTTCTCCTTCACAAATACAAATCTTTTTTTGACCTTCTTTAAAAAGATGTTCTCCGTAAAGTAACGCTTCTTTAATGTTTCCAATAGTTCTAAAAGTTTTATCTGTAAATCTTAATTTCTGAAATACTACTTCACGTTTAGAATTGTAATAATTTGCAATTTGGGTTACTTCTCCTTTGTACCGACCAACTTCGTAAGTCCATCTGCTAGTCGTTTGAAGAGTGAGTTGTCGTTTTGGTAGGCTCTTGCATACACCCCTTGTAAATATTGTTTCCAATCTGCTCGGTATATTGTCACAAACGCTGACACTATTAGATCCACTAGCGTGAATATAAGCATTACACACAAAGCAAAACTCATGCCCATCACTAAAAATAGAATTCCCGTCACTGCTTCCACAACTTTTACAAGGAACATGCCTAATAAACTCGCTATCTTCCTGCCCTCTATTAATACTGCCTTCCATATTCCTCCCTTAGTGTTAATCGGATACCCAAATATAATCATCTGACCACCTTCCATAGTTTAATTAATTTTTTACTATCCCAGTACCATCCCTGAAATTCTCTCTTAATCTTTTTCTTTTTAACTTTTATTTTTTTCATTAATCCATTCATCAGGAACAATCTTATCTGAATACTTGAAGCCATTTTTAACAGCCCAGTCAGCGTAAGATGTTTTCGATCCTTTGTTAATTTTGTTTTTTGAATTCTGAAATAAAAATCTAATATCTAAATCAGGACGTTGATCTTTAATTAATAAATGTTTTTTTCTGTCTGCTAAATCTAAGAAACCTTTAATCTCAATTAAAATTCCATTTGATAATAGGATGTCAGGGGTATATTTGTGTTTTGTAGGCGGTCTAGAATAACCCACAACAGTTGTTTCATAATAAAACGTAACCTTTCTTTCAGTTAAATTGTTAATTACTACTACTTCTAGACCACTCCTATACTTAGAAGTCTGTTTCTTCTTCTTGTGATACCACATCAGAAAATTCAGCTTTCTCCGTATTCTTGTTTGCTTTTATTGGTGCAAATTCTTCTTCTTTTTTAAATCCATTAGAACCTTCCCCACCTTCAGGCTTGTCTGCTAATTCAAGAACTTGAACTGATTTCATTCTTAAAGTAACTCCAACTCCAAAGGCTGAAGAATAAGGTACGGTTTCAAAAGCTATTCTAATCTTTGATCCATTATAAATAGCAATTGAGTCATCCATAATTTCTAATTTAGAATTATAAATTTTAGGACGCTGTTCAAAGGATCCTTTTGCCCAATTAACTTTTGCCTTTAGTTTAAATTTAAACTCATAAGATTTCTTATCTTCTGAAAGTTTATAAACTGAGTGCATTGATTTTTTCTTAGAAGTATCTAGAGCCATTTCATCTGCAATAGTTTTTTCTATAACGTCAATAAAAGGTTTTGATTCTTCTTTTGTTAGACTAACTTGAACATGATACAGACCATCTGAGTGGAATTGAGTATCGGGTTTAAATAAGTAAGACCATTTGGCTGTACCTATTGGTGTAGTTAGTGTTTCGTATTTTGCTTTATTTTCCATAAGCTTTTACCTCCAAGAGTACAACCTCTTTCGTACTCCGTGTGAGATTATCTTGAATACGATACAAATTAGCTAAAGAAATAAGTTGATTCATTTACTGTATCAATCTCCAAGTTACCCAATGCTGGAGGCACTGGAAGTTTATCTTTATCCTTTTCATCTAATTGGGATTTCCATTCTTCGTATAATTTAGTAAGTAAATCCTCTTTAAAAATATGAGTTACTGCATTTCTGATTACTCTATGCAGGTCGTCTATTCTATTTGGCGTAGTTGCAAAACTGTCGTGAACTACTAGTAAATTTTTAATAGGCTCACTGTCATACTTTGCAAACAAAGCAACTACTGCAACTAAGGCTCCATCAAAACTGTGAGTGATGTTAGGGGCTGATGCGGAGGCATTACGTCTACTGTCTGATTTATCTATCTGTCTTCTTAAAGTCGTATAAACTAAAGATCCATTAATAGCTGTTTTAACTTGAAATGGTACCAAATATTTATAATCCTGAACTACTTTAAATCCTAAAGGTGTTGTCCAAACAATTGGTTTATTTAATTTACTAAATACTTTTGAACAGTCTTGAAACCATATCATTAACTCAGTAGCTAACTTAACTTCAGTTTCAATATTATTCCAAACTATTTTACTTAGCCAACGACAATCTGAAAAACCGTCATCATTAAGCACTGCCTTTTCAGGATGTTTTTCAGCTATTGATTTATATTCATCAAAAATCTGCTGTCTTGCTCCATAGGGTTTTAATCCATAGACATAAGTCATTATATTTCTCTTCACTATTTTACGTCCTATCCCAAACTGTAACCAACGGTTCGCCTCGGGACAGGTATCCACTAATCCTTTAACTTCATTCTCTACTCTTTTGGCAATAATAGAATAAATATCTTGAGGTTTATCTGAAGGAGTTACGTTCACTTTGTCTGCTGTATTCTTATCTCTTATCATCATACTTAAAATTTGAAGTCCTGAGCAAGTTGCGTCCATGGCTACAGGGAGATCACACATATAGTCTTCTCCTTGATCTTCAACACTTGCCATATGAAAACAGCACTGTAAAAACAATAAAGGCTTATCAGCATTATTCCATCCATTGTTCTCAATATAATCTTTAGCGTATGATAATATTTCGTCTTTACGATCTAAAGTCCATTGATACCTCTCATCAAAGGTAGCTTTATCAAATCCAAAACAGTTAGCTGTATATACATAAAGCCAATAAATACCTCTCTTGCCTATACGCTCTGCATCTGCAAAACAAAGTAAGCTTTTAGTTTTTTCATCTGACTGAGGATTAAGTCCTGTTCCTATGTAATATACTCTTCCTCTAGTATCTACTTGAACAGCAAACCATATTTTTTTAAATTCTGAACTTTCTTTAGCCATTTCATAATTAATTCTAGTTGACAAAGATTTAGAAGTCCTAGCTACTTCTGCTTCATATACTCTTTGACAATCTCTTTTAAATCTAATTAAGGATAATTTATTAGTTTCAATATCAGCAGGCCTTATTACATTAGTAGGCCTTCCTTGAGAGTTAAGTAGGCTATCACGGCTAGGGAAATCTGCTAAAGGTAAATTATTTTCCCAAATATTTGAGTACACGTTTAGCATGTTAGGATCAATTTTAAATGGAACAGATTGAATATAATTAATAGCTGAATACCAATCCTTTAAGTCTAAAGATTCTAAACTATGTAAGTATTTATAATCATTAGTTTTAACCAAGGGCTGTTTAGCAAGATACTCATTAACAAACCCTCCGTTAAATGGAGACGACCATAAATTAGGGACACAAACCATAGCTTTATAAAATGGAGTTAATACTCCTATTGTTGAGTTCTTGTTAGATATCTTCTTTTCTACTTCAGGATCTAATCTAAGATAATTTCTAGTTTTATTATGTGCAACTTTTCTATGGTCAACATATACAACTCCAGTCGCTTGAATTAAAAGATCGATAAGTTGCTTACCAACTATCACTTTCTTTTCTATTGGCCAGTTTTCTACAGGTACATTATATTTAGTTAATGTATGTGCAAATACCCTTTTCTTATGCTGTAAATTACTAGTTCTATTTACCAAATCTTTTAAAATTTTTGCATGTAAATTAGGCAACGTACGTTTAAATACTTGATTCTTTATCTCCAACTCAACCATAGATCCAATGTCGGTAGCCGATTGAACTAAAGTCTTATTAAGAGAAACACTTTCAATTATGGATTTTAAGATAATTAAGGCTACCTTTTTATTGTCTCCTAAATCAATTAAAGGCTCCAAAGTTTCTTTAGGCCTTCCTTTCATAGCGTTGCCTTGCTCTTTATTTCTCTCCTCAACAAAGCTGTCTAACTTCTCAGCTACAGGAAGTAACAATTCTTTTGTTAAATATATATAGGCTGGAGTAACTGCCTGTCTTCCCTTTTCATAATTTTTTCTTAAACTTGTATCAAATCTTTCTTTCCCTAGTCGGATCATTTCCCCTTCTCTTTGGTCTTCAATAAAATTAACGTCTAGTTTGTTCATTAGAAAATCCTTCTGTTTTGTTAATTTTGTAATCCGTATAATTAATTTCTCCAGTCATTTTACAATCACTACAAGGTTCAGTTTTGATCGGTCTTATACTTAAATATATAAAGCCATTACCCTTACAACACGGGCATATATTGCTGTTCACTGTCATTAATCTACTCCTCTAAGTTGTTGAGGCTTATTAAGTTTTCTTGAAAAACACAAAAGGATTGCAAATCCTTTTATTCCAGTTCGATTCTGGACGTGGCCTCCATATTTATATTGTTTTTGTAAAAAAAATTTGTATTGTGGCTGAAATTCCTCGATAGCTCAGTTGGTA